CAAGATTCCATTAGACAACAAGAATTATCTCGTTTAAATATTCTTGGTGGCATTACCAACTCTCTTACAGAGCAGGGTTTAAAAGACGTTCAAAGACTAGAAAATTTAAGCTTAGAAAGTAAGTATTTACTTGAAATAGCTGCTGGAAAAGTTGCTCTTGCAGATGCAGAAGCAAGCCAAAATTTTATAGAATTTGACAAACAACGAAAATTATTAAATTTTGTTGAACAGCGCCAAGAAAAAGAAAAAGATAATAAAGGGCTACAGGATCAATTCAAAATAATTGACTTACGTTTTGCAAAAGAAAAACTTGCCAGAGATATTGATTCTCAAGCACAAGAAAATGCTTTAAAAATGACTGCTGCCCAACTTGGTTCGGAGCAAGAGTTATTTAATGCAAGATCTTCTTTGGGCATGATCTATGGTGAACAAGCTGAAAATCAAAGAAAGAATCTTGAATATTCTACTTTAAATAATACTATACTTCAGTCAGAAATAGCTTTACAAAAAGAAAAATCAACCGTTCTAGCAGAAATTGAAAATAGAATATTAAAACTAGCTGCAGCAGGAAAAGATACTTCTGAAATAGAAAAAGAAAAAGCAGCAGCACTAGCTAATTTTGAGTCACAAAGAGCCGCTTTAGCAATAACTAATGATGGTCGTAGAAAAGCCCTTGACTTAACTCAATCTCTAACAGATCGTCAACTAGCTTACGGTGAAGTGTTTAAACAAAGTTTTGATCAAATGGGAGATGCCTTAATTGAATTCACAAAAACTGGAAAGTTAAACTTTAAAAGTTTAATTGATGGCATGATTGAAGGTTTAATTCGTTACGAGTTGCAACAACAGTCAGTAGCATTATATGCAGCAGCTAGACCAGCGCTAATGAATTTAATAGGCAGTGTTTTTGGGTTTGGAGTAGGACCAATCACTGCTAATGCATTTAGAGCACAAGATTTAGCTGGCGGCAGCGTAATAGGGGCTTCAGTAGCTAAAGGTGGTGTATACGATGCTGGCTTACAGAAATTTGGCAAAGGCGGAATGTTCACCAACTCTATAGTAGCTTCTCCAACGCTATTTAAGTTTGCTAAAGGTACTGGATTAATGGGAGAAGCAGGTCCTGAAGCCATTATGCCACTAAAGCGTGACGGCCAAGGAAACCTGGGAGTTCGTGCAGGTGGTGGTGGCGGTAGTGTTGATGTAGTTGTTAACAACTATGGCAATCAGCAAGCAACTACTAAAGAAACCACTGATTCACGCGGAAATCGTAAGATCGAAGTTATTATTGGCGATATGGTTGCAAGTGAAGTAGCCCGTCCAGGAAGTTCAGTTCAACAGTCGCTAGCAGGTAGTTTTAATAACAGACCCGCATTAGCAAGGAGATAAGTATGCCAATTCCCTCATGGGCTAGTCAAGCACTACCACAAGTACCGCAAAAAGGATTTTCAGAGTCTTTGGGTTTGAACATTATACGTTCAAACCCGGACGCTGGTCCTGCAAAAATGCGTCGTAAAGGTACTCGCGTTAATACAATGGATTTATCCTTTATTATGACAACTGCACAGTGTGCAACATTAGAAACTTTTATTGAAGATACTCTGCTAGGCGTTAAACGATTTACATTTCCACATCCACGTACTTTTACAAACGTAGAAGTACGTATAGTTCCTAGTTCTGATGGCGAGTTTTTTAAACTGCAGTACTTAGCGCCAGGTTTCTGGAATACCTCCTTAAAGTTTGAAATATTACCATAATGAGTAGACTAAGTAGACTATCACCACAAGCAATTCGTGCAATGTTTTCGTCTGAAACAGATGAACAGCTTATAATGTTGCTGACAATTTATGATCCAAATGGCAATACTAGTCCTACAGCCCCAACAACACCTATTAGACTAAGTGATAACTATACTCAAAGATTATCTTCTACAACAGACGATGAAGTAGTTTATGGAGTAGTAAGCCGATCTAATGAGTATGTGTTTTTGCCGATGACCCTAAACTTGCCTAATGAAAATGACAGCGGTATGGGTGATTGCTCAATTTCTTTTAACTTTGTTACGCCTGAGATGATTACTATTATTCGTAATCACTTAATGTCACGAACAAAAGTTTTAATAGAACTAGTAGTTTCTAGTAATTTAGACTATGTAGAGGCTTCACTGCAGAACTTTTATATTACAACAGCAAGTTACAATGCTGAAAGCGTTACCTTAAACTTAAGTATGGTTAACTACAATACTGAGCCATTCCCTAGTTTTAGTTTTACACCTAACTATTTTCCAGGACTATTTTAATGAATTATGATAAATATATTGGATTACGATATTTAGACAACGGCAGAACTGAAAGTGGAGTTGACTGCTGGGGATTAGCTCGCCTATTCTATAAGCAAGAATATGGCATAGACTTACCCAGCTATTCAGAAGAATACTCAGGCGGAACTGACGCGCGTATTTTACAAGTGGTAGAGCTGTATAGGGATAACTGGGAAGAAAGTGCCCAACCAGAAGCGGGAGACTTGTGTCTTTTTAACATGCTTGGTGAGCCTATGCATGTGGGTGTATATGTAGGCAATAACAAGTTTTTACACTCTCGTAGGGGCAGTGACTCAGTAATTGAATCACTAAATAATATTAAGTGGAAAAACCGTTTTGTAGCTTTTTATAAGTATGCTCCGCAAGCACAAGTGCAAGCGGTCGGAGTTCCACATCCGTTAAAATTAAGCGTATATCGTGACTGGACAGTAGCAGGTACTACTGTCCAGGACTTTGTGGATTTTGTAAAATCCAAGTATACCGTAAGCAGTGAAATAGTTAGTAAAATAGTCATTATGTTAGATGGGGTAGTTGTACCCAAAGCTAACTGGTCGACTACTGTAGTACAAGCTGGCCAAGAAATAGCTTATAAGAGCGTGGCTGAAGGTACGTCAACCAAGCGACTGCTAATAACACTTGCGGCAATTGCAATTACTGCTACTACCGGTATGCCAGGTGATATCGGTACGTTTTTAGGAGATGCGGCAGGAATTACTTTAACAGGTACGCAAGCTACTGTAGTCGGAACTGTAGCTATCCAAGTAGGAAGCATGGTTTTACAAAACGTTATTGCGCCTATTCGCCCGCCCAGAACAAATGATCCTGGCAGCGCAAATGCCTTAAACTTACTTACTGGACAAGCTAATCAAGCCAGTCAGTTTAATGCTATACCTGTCGTACTAGGAAAAGTACGATTTTCAGGAATGTTAGGTGCTACTCCTTATGTAGAGTCCTTAACAGAAACAAATATTTTAAACAGTGTTGTAGTGTGGGGGTTCGGCCCACTTTCAATCAAAGACGTTAGTATTGGTTCAAAACCCATAGATGATTTCTACTATGGTGAACCAGCTAGTGTGCCTAGACCTATTATAATAGAAGGTTTTGCCCGTGACTACGTGCTGGGTGCAACAGGCGGTATAAATGGTACTTTTAACAATCAATATGGTCGTGATGTTGAACAACGGCCTGTAAACCTAGAATTAACAAATAACGCTACTAACATAACCGCCAGCCATGCAGGCACAAGAAAATGGCAACAAGTTAATCTTGTACAAAACGCAGATGCAATTGATGTTGTATTATCTTTTCCAGAAGGTATGCGTAAGATTAATACTAAAACTGGTAACATTGGTGTTACCACCTGCGGTATAGAAATTCAGATGCGACAGTATCAAGCAGGTGAGTGGGCTGAAGAAGATTCAAGTTCTTCAGTAAATGTATATAGTTTTAAGTCCGGCGATGCTCAAGCATTTCAACTGTTTACAATGAATCCGCCCAGTGGCGTGGTTTATGCTGGCCAAGGTGAAGGTGCCGACACTGCAGTTCCACTATATAGATATACTACATTTTGTTTATCGCCTAGTGGCGGCATAACCAGATTTGATGGAGCAGCTACCGAAACTCTAGGACAAGATGCTAGTTTACAAATACAAGCAGAATATGCCAAAACCAGTTATGCTTCACTTGTGGGAACGTCCGGTACAAAGACCTACAAACCACAAATACCTCCTGGATACTTACCACTATACGAAGTATATCAAAGCTCAACCGGAACTATTACACCAGTGGCGGCAACACAACCCGTAGATTCTTATAGCGGTACGGATGGCTTACAATATTCAGTAATTGAAACTCCAGAGTCTACTGGTAGTGGAATGGATACTGTATGGGGTACCTCTGCAATCAAAACTGTAAAAATAACATCTGGCAGAGTTTATGCAGATGCTAGTGGCGTTGATTTAACAGCTGCTGCTGTTACTGTATGGAGTACACAAACTTTATTTGGCACACCAGGAATAGTTATAAAAGGCAGTGGTGGAAACTGGAGTCAGTTCTTAAAAGATTATGGTATTTGGGGTGTAACGGATACAACTGCTGCTGCAACTCCTGATAATCCTAACGCCTATGGAGGTAGTTGGATATATAATGTACCATCATTTTACTTTCCATACACAGGGTATTATGAAGTAACTGCTGCATGCGATGATCAAGGTGAAATTTTAATTGATGGTATACGTGCTGTACAGATTCCTAAAGCTGGCGAAAATAACACAATTGCAGCAATAACAGGCTTTATTAAACTAACTGCAGGTTTTCACAGTATTACTTTAAGTGGTGTTAACAATCAAGCCAATGACAAAGGTATTGCCGCCTTAATCACCTATAGGGCAAATAACGGCGTTAACATACAACCTAGTCAAAACACTATTCTTACTTTTGGTACTGGTGCGTGGTTCGAAAGACGCAAAGACGCATTTAACTGGGTACACTCGGTAGAAAATCTACCAAGAGGTAGATATCAAGTACGTGTTCGTCGTACAAATCCCGACGAAACTGAAGATGAAGTTGATCAAAAGAAATTCCACAAAGCAATACTAGCAAACGTTACAGCATACGATAGCCAAAAATTGCCTATGGTAAATCCACCCGGTACTTATCTAGCAAAAACAGGAATACGAGTTCAAAGCAGTAATAAAGTAAACGGACAGATTGATGGAATTAACGCACTAGTGCAAACAATTACCTGGGACTATGACAGAACCACAAGTAGTTGGGAAAACTTGCGCGAAACCAATAATCCTGCCAGTTTATTTGTATACGTATTAATGCATCCTGCAAATGCTTTTAGAGTTACTCTTTCAGAACTAGATATTCCTAGTTTAACAGCTTGGCATAACTTTTGCAATCCTGTACCACAAATTGTAGCAACACCTAGTATGCAAAAAGGTCGTTACTATACTATTAAAAGTCTGGGTACAACCACGCAAGCTTCTTGGAATATTTTAGCTGGAACTACTGGTGCGGTATACGTCGTTGGCAATTCATTTGAAGTAAAAGTTGCTGGTGGTCAGCCAGGAACTGGAACCGGAAGTTACGCGCCTAAATTTACTTATAACAGTGTTTTAAGTAGCACACAAAGTGTTATGGATACACTACGAGATATTTGCGCAGCAGGCAAAGCTAGCCCTACTTACATCGATGGTAAATGGGGTGTTGTAGTTGACACCGAACGCACACATACGGTTCAACATTTTACTGAGCACAATAGTTGGGGCTTTGAAGCCACCAAAATCTTACCAATATTACCACACGCTTTCCGTATTACCATTAGCGACGAAGATTTAGCTTACCAAACTAATGAAATTATTGTGTACAACTATGGATATGGGCCAGCAACAGAAGGCGGTAAAATAGGTGCTACACTATTTGAACAACTAAGTTTACCTGGAGTTACAAATGCAGATCAAGCTACTCGTTTAGCAAGATGGCATTTTGCTCAGTTAAAGCTACGACCAGAAGTTTACACAATTAATGTAGATTTTGAACACTTAGTGTGTACTCGTGGAGATAAGGTAAAGATTACCCACAGCGTACCACAGTGGGGTATTGGCAGTGGACGCTTAGGTCCTGGAGTAGGAGACACAGTATCAGGCACTACTCTAACACTAACAGAACCTGTACTTTTAACAAATAACACTAATTACAGTATTCTTATTCGCACAAATAATATAACTAGTACTGCTGGCACTGGCAGCGTTACTAGAAACTTTTTATATACTGGAACTACTGGATATACTAGTACAATTACAGTACCTGAAATATTAAGTACTGATGGTGTAAAAACTGATAACTTATTTATGATAGGTTTAGCAAATATTAGTACGCAAGAATGTATTGTTACTGCTATTGAGCCTAGTAATGAATACAGTGCAAGAATAAGTCTGGTAGATTATTCTCCAGAAATATACACAGCAGACTTAACAGAATTGTTAACGTTTAACCCTAAGACGTCGCTTAGTAATATTTCTATCGTTAAAACCACAATTACAAAATCGCCGATTATTATTAGTGTTAATAGTACAAGCACTCAAAGTAATCAACTTGCTAGTGGAAACTATCAGAATAAAGCTATTGTAGCATTTACAAATCCGCAAGATTTACCAGCTGTTGCTTCCAAAGTACAGTTTGATATAATTGATGGAGATGTACCTACTTGGGACACTAATCCTGGTACACTGTATGAGATTGATAAAAATAACAGTACTTTTGAATTTGTTAATTTAATTTCTAATAAAAACTATAAAGTACGAGCCAGATATACAAACGCTGATCGTACAATTTGTGGTCCTTGGTCACAAGATTTTGCTTTCAATAATGACGGTAAAAATAAAAACTTTAGTATTTCTCCTACACTTAATATAGATTTAGAAACTACTTATATTGTAGTAGACCCAGTTACGGCAAATCAGCCTAGTGACTTTAAAGCGTATGCTTATAGACTTTATAAGAGTACTGTTACTACAGATTTGTGGGATACTACACCAATTATTCCAGAAATACGAAGTCAAGGACAAGGCAGACTGGACTTAGAGAAAGTACCAGTACCTCGTATATCTGAAGCCGGTATTGACTATAAGGTAGAATGTAGAGTATTAGATAAAACTAATAACTATAGTGCTGCAAGTTCGTATGCTTTAATTAAAATTAAAACAATTGTTTAAGGATAAATATGGCAGGAACCTTATTTCCAGGCGTAAACTCGTTAGTATTAAAATTAGATACACCATACGATACAATTAGAACAGACGATATTCGTGATGATTTAATTAAAGTAAAAGTATGGTGTTCTGCAGAAGCAGGACCTTCTGGAATAGGTTTTACTCCATCAAATGCCAACCTGGTATTTGATGGATTAAGTCTGTCTATTACTATAACGGGATTGTCAAATGGTGGCGGTACTCCGATTCCGTTTGTACCTGGCACACCTTATTATGTTAAATATGCTTTTATTAGTGATATTGAAGAAGAAGTATATACTGTTTCTAGTCAACTAACTTCTACACCAATATCTGCCACTGCACAAGTTATTGATATTTCAGGGTACACTAGTTTTGTA